ACCATCCCCGTGGCCCTGGGGCTTTGTTGTGGGCAATATGGTGTGAGTTCTACGAGGTCGTATGGCCAAGACCTGCAAGCCCAAGCTCGTTGGCAAAGGAAACAAAGGCAAAGGCAAGGGCTACTGATATGAGCACTGTCATCAGTAATGCGTTGAAAGATCCGATGATCTTTCTCACCAATGGAACTCGGATCGCCCTGGGCCTCGAGGGGCCATCAGATCGTCCGAAGTCTGTTGTGCAAGCAGCGCAGGACGCCTATTTCCTCAAGACCGGCAACTGGCCCTATGTCCAGAACATGCCGAACACTCCAAGCAAGGCTCCTGACCCTGATCCAAAACCAACCATCGGCACTTGTTCTGCCACTGGTGATGATCTAACTGGCACCAACTTGGCTTTAACCGTTGGCGCTGAGTCGACCGTTACTGCTGCTTTTGATGGTGATGCTGAAGATGTCACCTACAAGTGGACAATCAGAACAGGCACTGCTGTGTCGATCAAAGGTGATTCCACTGCCGCTGCAGTGACCTTTGTTGGTGGTGAGGAAGGTGGCGCCACTCTCCGCTGCACCTTGACAAGCAAAACTGCATCTGATTCACCTGGAACGATCACCATCACCGCAACTGTTTCTGCATGAACAACATCGAATGCCCCCTGCCCACCAAGCCAACTCCTCAACCCAAGCCTGTTAAATGAGCCTGCACTTCCTGCAGGAACCCTGGTTCTGGATTGTCTTTACTGCTGCTTCTGAACTCATCGGGATGAGCAAGCTCAAAGACAATTCAGTAATCGAGCTGGTTCTGCACACCATCCAACGGTTCAAACCAAAGTCATGAGCAAGAAAAAGGTTGGCGGCAAGGCCTGCTGGGATGGCTACAGAGCCGCTGGAACCAAAAAAGGGAAAGGCGGCAAACGTGTCAACAACTGCGTGCCGACCGGCAAAGGCAAAACTAAGAAGAGCCTCAACATCTGATGGCAACTTCTTTGAAGTTCGAGCGATCCGGTGCTCTATCTGTGGAGTACCGGAGAGCTCGTGAAGGCCCCAACTCTTTTCTGGTCTGGGAGCCGCACAAGTCCTACATCTGCTTATCTGGTGCTGATGTCGTCAGAGAAACGAAGTGGAGCAAAGGGACCGAAACTGGCGCTGCTCTTAGAGCATGGCTTGAAACTGTTGAAGAGGTAAAAGACGATGCAGTCACTGTGGGAGCCGCTCCCTGAGGAGCTCCATTCCTTTCCCAATTTCGTCTGCTATTTGCTCAGGGAGCAGGGTCTCGCCAGCACGCCAACCAAGCAACAAGTTGCGGTTGCCAAATGGATGCAAGAGGGACCAAATCGTAGCCTTACGGTTGCTTTCCGTGGTCTTGGGAAGAGTCTTCTCGCAAGTTATTACGCGCTTTATCGGCTCAGGATGGATCCTGATGAGAAGATTTTGATCGTTAGCGCCACAGCGCTGAAGGCTACGGATTTCACACAGTTTATGCTCCGTACAATGGCTGAAGTTGACATACTCAACTGTCTGCTGCCAGGCCCAGAAAACAGATTTTCCAACGTAGCCTTTGACGTGGCTCCTTGTACCGTCGAACAGTCGCCCAGCGTGCGTGCATTGGGGGTAACCGCGCAGACGACTGGACAGAGATGTACTTGCGCAATACTCGACGATGTCGAGACTATGAGCAACGTTATCACCCAACTGAAGCAGGAGCGTGTCGCTCATGCTGTCACGGAGATGGAGAGCATCATCAAGCCAGACGAGGGGCAGCTTCTGCCCCGAAAGATACTTTATTTAGGCACACCACATACAGAAACCAGTATTTACTTAAGGCTGGTTCGTGAGCGTGGCTATGCCAGTCGCTATTGGCCTGCTCAATATCCAAAAGAGCTTGACTGTTATGAAGGTAATCTTGACCCGCAGATAGAAGCAGAACTAGAAGCTGATCCGAGTTTGGTAGGGGAACCTACAGATCCAGAAAGATTTAGCCACGAGGACATACTTCAGAGGCAAGCATCAACCACAAAGGCTAGTTTCGAATTACAGTTTCTCCTAAATACGAGATTAGCGACCCTTGATAGATTCCCAGTACGCCTTGGCGATCTTGTCGTCCTCGATATTGATGGATCAGCACTACCTGAGACGGTCGTCTGGTCGAATGGCCCTGATTACAGGCTGCAAGAAATCGTCTGCGTTGGAATGGGCGCAGATCGCCACTTCCATAAGCCTGCTTTTATCAATGGCTGGATTGAAAGAAAGGATGCTCGCGTCATTCTCTCGATCGATCCCGCTGGCCGCGGGCGGGATGAGCTGGCTTGGTGTGTCCTTGCGGAATATGGCGGCAATTTCTACTTATTGGAAAGCGGTGGCAGCACATTGGGCTATGAGGACACTGTCCTGGAGCATTTGGCGAAAACAGCGAAGAAATGGGGCGTTAATTACGTGATCGCGGAAGCGAACATGGGCGATGGCATGTTCACCGCCCTGCTCAAGCCCCACATGCTGCGGCATCACCCAGTGAGCATCGAAGAGGTGAAGCACAGCATCAGAAAAGAGCACCGTTTGTGTGACACGCTCGGCCCAATCATTCAGCAGCACCGGCTCTGCGTGCTGTCAAAAGTGCTGAAGCAGGATTACCGGATGCTCGATGAAGATCCGGAGCATGGCTACCGCCACATGCTGGCGTGGCAGCTCAGCCGGCTCACATCGGAGCGTGGCTGCCTCGAGGCAGACGACAGAGCGGATTCCCTGGCGATTGCCCTGGCTTATTTCGTGGAAGCCGCGGCCCAGGACCAGATGCGCACCCAGGCAGAACGTGCAGCGCAGATCCAGCGAGAGGATATGGAAGCCTGGATGTCAGAGCAGGTCGGAGCGATTGATTGCCTTGCGCTGGGGTGGCGTCCTCAGGTGGATCAGTCAGGCTCCTACGGAGGCGTCAAACAGCTTTCGGTTTGATCGGCACAACCTTGTCGGCCATCTCGGAGAAGTCGAGTTTGCCTGCCAATTTTTTGAGAGTTGACCCTTCGGCAGGGATTGCGGTGATGTTGCTGTTTTTCAGCAATGCCATTGCATCACTCACTGCTCGTTGATCGCCATCTCTCAAGCGATCAAGCGTTAGATCAATTACGAGGTCGTGGATCTCGCCAAGTTTTTCGAGCTGGTCACTCATGATCAGGCTGGGCGCTTACTAGCACCTTAGATACAGTTGGCACACCTACGATCCCGCAGAGTGCAACCATTGCCAGCCATCGATCAGCGATTAGTGGCCGCAATGGCTGCTGAATTTCCTGATCAAGCTCCGAGTCTTGATTGGAGTGACCGCGAAATCATGTTCAAAGCTGGCCAGGTATCTGCCGTCAGATGGCTGGCTTACAAGTACCAGGAGCAGCAGGAGGACATGCTCACCACCATGGAATTGGGAGGGCACAACTGATGTGCATGGGTGGTGGCAGCAGGGCAACGATCACCAAGCCCGATTACAACGCTTACAACAAGCAATTTGAGCTGCAAAAAGCTGCAATTGAGTCCTCCATGGATAGCAGCACTCGCCTGATGCAGGGTGAGTTTCAAAGTGCCTTGCAAGATCAGCAAACTCTGCGTCAAGAGATTCTTGACGACCGGATGCTGGCAGTCGAGAACGCCAACGAGGAGGCAAGACGCCTCACGACATTGATCGGCACTCCTCCGCCGGAGGCAAATGCGCAAGCGCCGGACATTGGCGCTCGAGAAAGAGGGATCAATACCCGTAAGGGCAAAAGCTCATTGCGGATTGGTAGATCCGCCACCAGCTCCGCAAGGGGCACTGGCCTCAACATCACCTAGGAGTCAATCATGTGCCTCGGCCAACAGCCTCAAGCCCCAAATGTCGTCTATCGCGGCCCGTCTGACGCGGACATTGCCGCTAATCAAGCGTCTTTGGATCAATATCAAGCGCAAATCAATGAACAGCAGGCTGCTTTCCAGACTCAGCTGCAAGAGCAGATCGATGCTGCAGAGGCTGAAACAGAAAAGCTCAGGTCTGATTTTGCTGCTGAAGCCGCTGCAGAGTCTCAAGCAGCGGCTGCTCAGTCTGCGTACACGGTGACAACTCAAGAAACTGAGATCCCTAAAGGAGCTCAAACGACTGCTGCGGTCACCAAGAAGAAGAAGCCGAAGGCCAACTTGAGAATCAGCACCGCTGGAACTGCTAACTCAGCAGGTTCTGGCATCAACCTGGGGATCTGATCATGTGTAGTGGCGGTAACGACAGCGCAAGGCGTGATGCCGAACGCAGGCAGCGCGAAGCCGATGAAAGGGCTGCGCAGCGGCAAGCAGAGTTAGATGCAATTGCTGCGCAGCGATCTGCAGTAGCAGCTGCGCAAGTGCAGCAGCTGAACAATTACGAGGCACAAGCGGCCCAGCTCGAGCTGGACAACGTCGCAAGAGCTGAGGAGCTTCAGGCTGAGCAAGATCTGAAGGTTGCTGGCATTAAACGTGCCGGAAATGCAGCGTCTAATTCCTTGAGGATCCTTGGCCAAGAGCAGCCAATGGCTCCAACTGCAAGACAAACAATGCGCGGTTCTAAGGCGTCCGGCGGTCGGAGGACTGCTGCTCGCTATCAGCGCGGAACTGGATCTACTCGAGGCACCAACCTCTCCATCTAATGAAAAAGACAGCAGCTCAGCGTTACGAAGACCTGGCCCAGGACCGGGACTACTACCTCAGCAGGGGTCGGGCGTGCGCTCGGCTGACGATTCCGTATCTAATTCCAACCAGTTCGGAGCCGGTTGCCGACACAAAAGAGACGTTCCCGGTGCCATGGAACGGCATCGGGGCCAGGGGTGTCCTCAACCTGGCAAGCCGCATGCTTCTCGGGTTGCTCCCTCCCACGCAGCAATTTTTTCGGTTCTCGCTGGATGATGCAGAGCTGCAAAAGCTGGGAGTTAGTCCTGAGCAAAGGACTGACTTCGAGCAATCACTGAGCCAGATCGAGCGGCAGGTGCTCCGTGAGATTGAGGCCAGCAATGACCGTGTGGTGTTTCACGAGGCATTGCTGCATTTGATCGTTGGCGGCAATGCTCTGCTGCACATTGCTCCAGAGGGGCTGCGCTGCTTCCATCTCAACCGCTACGTCTGTCAGCGGGATCCGATGGGCAATCCGCTCGAGGTGGTCATCTGCGAGCAGCTGGCGATTGAAACACTCCCGGAAAAGATCCAGGAACTTGTTCGTGCGAAAGACGACGATGACGACATTACTACTGGCCTCATCGACGACATTATCAATCCTGTTCCTCGCCGCGATAACGGGGATACCGTTCGGATCTACACGTATATCCAGTGGGAAAGGAATGGCCAGGGCAAGGAAGGCACCGTCAAGTGGCACCAGGAAGTAAACAACAAGGTCATCCCTGGCACTGAGTTCAGCAGGCCTGAGTCGGTCTCGCCATGGCTGCCTCTGACCATGATCCGCAGCGATGGCCAGCAGTACGGAATCAGCTACGTCGAGACCGCTGCGCTGGCTGACCTGCAAACGGTTGAAGCCCTCTGCCAGGCCATTGCAGAAGGCAGCCTGGCCAGCAGCAAGATTCTGTTCTTGGTCAAGCCATCAGGCGTTACCAAAGCAGCCAATCTGGCCAATAGTGCGAATGGGGCGTTCGTGACCGGAGACCCCTCTGATGTGCAGGCCTTGCAAATTCAGAAATCCACGGATCTGCAGGTCGCAATGCAAGGAAAGACGCAGATCGAAGCCAGGCTGTCACAGGCTTTCATGCTGGCTGATGTGCGTGATTCTGAGCGCACGACGGCAGAGGAGGTCCGCCTGACAGCACTGCAGATCGAGAACTCGCTTGGTTCGATCTACAGCGTGTTGCAGACAACATTCCAGGTGCCTTACGTCTCCCGGAAGCTGGACATCTTGCAGCGAGAGAAGAAGCTTCCAATGCTGCCGAAAGAATTGGTCAAGCCGGTGATGACTGTTGGCCTTGCTGCAGTTGGTCGCGGTAACGATTTGGAGCAGCTCGTTAGATTTACAACGACGTTGGGACAAACAATGGGTCCGGAAAGTTTGGCCACTTATGTCAAGCCGACCGAGCTGATTAAACGTCTTGCTTATTCCATGGGTATCGACACTCTCGGATTGATCAAGTCTGAAGAGGAGCTGGCTCAGGAACAACAGGCAGCCCAACAACAAGCTCAGCAGCAGATGCTTATGCAATCGAAGCTGGCTGATCCAAAGAACCTTGCTGATGCTGCACAAACCGCCCAGGAAGTGCAGATGACGGCAGAAAACCCTGAACCACAACCACAATGAGCCCCGAAGTTGGAACCCCGGTCAACAGCACTCCCGAAACATTTGACGGCCCGCAGCTGACCACGCCAGAGCAGCGGGAGGGGATGGTCGCCCCTGGGCAAGAAAGCGTTCTCGAGGAGTTTGTCCGTGAGCAGGAGCAGGCCGCATCGGAAGAGGCAATCCTCGGCAAGTTCAAGTCACCACAGGAGCTGGCAAAGGCCTATGCGGAGCTCCAACGCAAGATGGGGCAGCAGTCAGGAAAGCAGCCCGAGGAGACACAACAGGCTGAACCTGAGTCGGCACCGGAACAGAAGGGCGCATACACAGCGGAGCAAGCCTCAGAGAGGTATGGCTCGGCTGCCGTGGAGAGTCTTGCTGAGAAGGGCGTGGATCTGGGTGAGGTGATGGCCAAGGCCGACTCTGGCCAGGACATCTCTGAGCACTACGAAACGCTTGCCGAAACATTCAACACCTCAAAGGAGGTTGTCGACATGTTCGTGCAGAAGATGACCTCAACTACCGAAGCATCTGCTGATGGGCTGACTGATGCTCAATCAACGGCAATCCTCAACGAGCTTGGCGGGCAGAAAGCGTTTGATGAGCTGCAGGCCTGGGGCCGGGAAAACATGAGTGAGGCCGAAAAGGCCAGCTACAACCAGGCTGTAAACACCGGCAACGCTGAAGCGGTGAGCTGGGCGCTGAAGTCGCTACAGGCTCGTCAGGGCCTCAAGCAGCAAGACATTGAGCCTCAGCTCTACGGGGGCGGAACACCTGCAACGAACCTGTCTACGTTCCAAAGTCAGCAGCAAGTCCTGGATGCAATGAATAAAAGGAATGATCGAGGCCAACGTCTTTATGACGTAGATGAGGCCTACAGGAACCAAGTTGCGATGCGATTGGCTAATTCACCACAGTTTTAGTAAGCTCTCTTTTAAGACAGCAACCAGAACTGGGTGAGCCCGAAAGGACAACTCACGGCCAGGGAGGAATGGGCGGTCTAAATCGAACCAAAACTATTCCTCCGAAAAATTCATCATGGCTGATGTAGACCTCCAAAGGTTGGGTCAGATCAAGGGCGACGCCGCTACATGGGAAGCTGGCGCCGGCAAGCTTGATAAAGACCGCGAAATGTTTTTGCGCCTCGGCTCAAGCGAGGTGCTGGACGCGTTCATGATCAACACGGTGTTCAAGGGCAAGACCCGTGAACGCAACATCCGTGGTGGCAAGTCAGTTGACTTTCCGATCACCGGACGCATGTTAGCTGCGTATCACGAGCCGGGAACCGCTATTAATGGTGGCGGTAATGATCCATCAGACCTCAACAAAAGAACAATTGAGCTCGACGCTTTGATGATTGCGGACGCCGCAATCTACGAAGTTGATGAACTCATGAACTTCTACGATGTTCGCCAAATCTACACAAGGGAACTCGGCAGAGCCCTTGCGGTGGAATACGACAAGCGTGTTGCCAGACTTGTATTTGCAGCCGCAAATAACAGCACAGAGCCCCTGGCGAAGGATCCCCCGAACACCGGTCGGACTGGAACCAACATCGAACTTGACGACAACGCGACTGATTTTGACGCAAAAACCCGTCAAGAGCGTGGTGATGCATTAGTCGAGGCAATCTTCGATGCTCGTGTAGAGTTTGAGAAGAAAGATGTCCCGATTGATAATATGTATGCCGTCTTCACTCCGGACGACTACTACTCAATCACCCAGTCAAGTCGTGCCATCAATGTTGACTACAACAGCGGTGGAGGTAACGGCACTATTGCTCAAGGTGAGACTGCCAGAATTGCTGGCATTCCTCTCTTCTCGAGCAACCACGTTGACCAGCCTGATTACACATTGGTGGCTGGAGATGTCTGCGCCGATTATGCCCAAGACCTCTCAAATTGCCGTGGTTTGATTTTCCACCGCGACGCAGTTGGTGTCGTGTCTCTGCTGAGTCCTTCTCTGCAGATGACGGGGCCCGAATACCGGGTCCAATACCAGAGTGATTTACTCGTGGCCCGTCAGGCCCTTGGCATGGGAGTTCTCCGCGCTGAGTGCGCCGCGTCCATTCAGGTCAAGTCCTCATAAGTGGCTAGCTTGTAATTGGAAAGCGCGAGCGAGGGGGGCAGCTGTTATGGCTGGCCCCTTTTTTTGTGTTCCGTCAGAATGCGGGCATCGTCCTCGTAGAGCAAATGTCGCTAGTTGCGCAGTCCACGGCTCAAGGAAGAACCAGTCTTTTAGACGCTGTAAATATCTGCCTGGAGAACATCGGTGAGCAGCCGGTCGACACTCTCGACAATGAGCAGATCCAAGATGCTCGAGTCGCTCAGCGCACTTGCCTCGAGGTTCACAAGGAAGGACAGACACGCGGTTGGAGCTGGAACACTGAATACGACTACCCGTTCGCCCGAGACGCAGACACTGGGAACATCTCTGTTCCTGCTTCTGTCGTTGGCTTTTCGGTTAATCGATACCGATACAACGGTCGCTTTCAGCTGCGGGGGCAGAAGGTCTACGACTTGCTGAAGCGCACCTATTTGATCGATGAGTCGATCACCGAGCTTGCTGCCGATGTGATCTGGTTGCTGCCGTGGGATGACGTGCCCGAGGCGTACAACCGTTGGGTGACGATTAGAGCAGCGCGGATCTTCTCTGATCGGTCGCTGGGCTCCGAAGCGCTTTTCAAATACACGAAAGAAGACGAGAAAGACGCCCAGGCGGAGCTCGAGCGGATCGAGATGGAGCAGGAGCAATCCAACATGCTCACTGGCGCAAATGCTTTCCCGACGTATCAGCCGGCTACTGGGTTGATGAACCGTCGCGTTGCTAACGGCTACTCGATCATCTGATGAAAAACATTGCGGTAACAATCCCAAACCTCATCCAGGGCGTAAGCCTCCAGCCGGATGCGCAGAAGGATCCAAGTCAAGGCGAGATTCAGATCAACGGTGTGTCGTCAATCGCAGAAGGCCTGCGAAAACGCGACAGCAGCAGGACTCTGGCGAGAGTCAGCGAGACGCCTTTTGGCGATGCGTTCTTCCACACCATCCTCCGGGATCAGGAAGAGGAGTACATCGCTGTCATTACAAACGACCGGGTCAGAGTTTTTGAACTCGACGGCACTGAGCGCACGGTCACTGAGGACACTGACGCTTACGACTATCTGGACAGCATCACTGATGCGACACAGCAGGTCAGGGCAGTCACGATTGCTGATTACACCTGGATCACCAACACGCTGACCAACACAGCAATGGACACGGCCCTGGCTCCGGAGACGGCCAGGCCCAGGGAGCACGAGTGCCTTGTTTGGGTGAAGCAGGCCGTCTACGGCAACGAGTATGTGCTGAACCTCAATGGCACTGAGGTCACTGTTGAGACGCCAGTCGCCGCTGTCGTCGTCAATGGCTCCACTGTCACTGAAAACAGAATCAGTTCTGAGGAG